ACGCTCGGGGATGCGTTCACGGCGCCGGCCGCTGGTGTGGTCGTCAGCAACGGCACGACGCTGGCACCGGCCACGCTGGTGAATATTACGTTCGGCAGCGGCACCCTGAGCCTGACGAATGCCAATGTCGGCGCGGCTCTGGGGCTGACGGGCGTTCTGGTCGAGACGGGCGGCACCCTGGCTGCGGCGGTGCTGGTCGGGATGACGCTCACGAGTGGCAACACGATCACATCGCTGGGTTTGCTCGCGGCGAATAACCTCTCGGATGTCGCAAGCCCGGGCCTGTCGCGAAAGAACATCAACCAGGGCGAGGTGACGCTATCGGCGGCGGCATCCTCGATTGCCACCGATGCCAGCCTCGGCAACGTGTTCAAGACGACGCTGATCACCGGCACCGGGCCATATACGCTGGCGAACCCGACCAATCTGGTAGCTGGCGCAAGCTACATCTGGCGGATCACGCAACCGGCTGGCGGTTCGGCGCAAGTGCTCAACTATGGATCGGTGTTCAAGTTCGCCACTCCTTACAGCAACGCCAGCACCCCGCCGCTCACGGCAACGCTCGGGGCGGTGGATATCCTGTCGGGCGTGTCGGACGGAACCAACGTCTACTGCCAGTTGACGAACCTGTTTTCGTGACCATCCCGTTTCCGCTCACGCTGTTCGGCACGACCGGCTATCCGCACTGGAACCAGAAGGACAAGACCAGCGGGATCGGGCTGTCGAATGCCGCGGCGATGGCAACCGCAGTCTCGAATGGCACGCTTGGCGAGGCCATCCGCGGGACGGTATTCCGGGACAGCGGCAAGCGGTATTTCGAGGTAACGCTGGGGTGGACGGGAGCGCCGGCCGGTGCTGGGTTTGGTATCGCGACGCGGGCGGCAATCCTGGCGTCGGCGACCAGCGGCGTTGCCATCGTGCAATTCGTGGGCGGCGCCGCGCGCGATCTGCAAGCCTTCGGCGCCGCGATGGCGCTGAACAATTTCCTGGTCAACGCGGTCAATTCTTATGTGAACCACACGATCGGGTTCAATCCCGGCACGCCGCGGAGCTTCTCGGGAGGGAACGTGTGCGCGGTGGCGGTGGACCTGACCAGTCAGTTGATATGGTTCAAGAACCTGACGACCGGATCGAATTGGAATTACAACCTCAACGGCAACCCGGCGACGGGTTTTCAGGGGGTCACTATCGCGGCGCTTGGCGGGGTGGCGATGACGCCGGTTATTGCCGCGGTCAAGGATATCGTTGATCCGCTGGGGACGCTGAACGTCGGGTTGACGGCGTTTACAGGCACGATCCCGAGCGGATTTACGGCCTGGGGGACGTAAACGCTTGCATTAGACCACAAATCGGCCCTATCTTGCATTTCTGATCAACCACGGCCCCGGCCGGTTGGCTGGTTCGGCGCCACAGATAGGCCGCCCCGAGCCGCACCACGTTGGACGCCCCGCGATGTGATCGTTTCACATAACGGAGCAACCCAATGGCTGACACGGCATTCCAAATCCAATACCGGCAGGAGTTCATCGCCGGTTTCGAGCAGCATGTCTCGCTGCTGAGCAAGACCCTGACCACCGAGGCGGTGATCAAGGGCAACACCGCGACGTTCCTTGTGGCGGACAGCGGCGGCGCCACGGCGGTCACGCGCGGCGTCAACGGCCTGATCCCGGCGCGGCCCGACAACCTCACGCAGACCTCGGCGACCCTGCTGGAATGGCACGATCTGGTCCGCAAGACCGGGTTCAACATCTTCGCCAGCCAGGGCGACCAGCGGCGCATCATGCAGATGACCACGATGGGGGTGATCAATCGCAAGATCGATACCGACATCCTGGCGATGCTCGATGCCGGCGTGACCAATCATGCGGGCGCTGCGACCACGGCGAGCCTCAACCTGATCGTGCGCGCGCTGGCGATCCTCGGCGTCAATCAGGTGCCGACCGGCAACAATGTTTCCGTGGTGATTTCGCCGGCCTTCTGGAGCTACCTGATGGAGATCAAGGAGTTCGCGTCGGCCGATTACGTCAACGGCAAGCCCTTCGAGAACCCGCGGCCTTACAACGACCAGCCGACTTCATTCACCTGGATGGGCATGACGTGGATCGTCTCGCCGCTGATTTCCGGCGTCGGCACCGCGGCGGAGCTTTGCTACATGTATCACCGCTCGGCCGCTGGTCATGCGGTGGCGGTGAACGGCATCCAGACGCCGGTGGGCTACAACGAGGAGCAGGACTACAGCTACGCGCGGGCCTCGGTCTACATGGGCAACGTGATGCTCCAGGTCAAAGGCGTCGTGCAGATGATCCATGACGGCTCGGCGTTCGTCGCAACCTGATCGGTGACGATCCTCGAACCGAATTCATAGGAGAACGAAATGGCTTATGTGTCCGCGAACCTCAACCTGACCAGCGAGAGCCTGATCACCGGGGCGCCGAAGATGTGGATTTACGTCACGACGGACGTGCTCGCCACCGTCGTCGGTGCCGGCTACGTCACCGACGCCGGCAAGAAGGGCATGGTCAAGGGCGATATCGTGTGGGGCGTGAACGTCGCCACGGCGAAGGTCTCGATCCTGCAAGTCTCTGCGGTGACTGCGGGGGTGGCGACGCTGATTGCCATTACCGCGCTCGCCTGACGCAACTGGCCGGGCCTCGCGAGGGGTCCGGCCGCAATTCTGGAGCCGACATGCAATCCAAGCCAAACCGTAAGCTGCTGCCGAACCAACTGCCGGTGGCGGAAAACGAGTATCGCAACCTCGTCGCGCGCCCGGAGGCGGGGACGACGCTACTCGAAATGCAGAACCCGGCATATTGGGCGCATGTCGCCAAGATGCTGCGGGGCGGCGACCATATCGAGGTCTGGCCGGCAGATCGGTCGTGGTGGGCGGAATTGCTGGTCCTGGTGGTCGAGCCGTTCGCGGTGGTGGTGCATGTGCTGCGGGAGGCCAGTTTCCATTCGGCGGGCGTGGCGCTGGCGGATATCGAGGCGCCGGAGGGCTATGAGTTCAAGCACCGCGGCGCCAAAGGCTGGGCGGTGATGCGGCTCGATGACAAGACCGAGCTTCAAGGCGGCCATTCGAGCAAGGAAGCCGCGGCGGCGTGGCTGTCGGCGCATCTGCGCAAGATCGGGGTCGCGCAAGCGGCCTGAAAGGCTGCCGGCTATGAGCATGTTCTACACCATCAACGGCAACGCCGGGGCGCCGATCACTGGCGACACCGAGGCGTTTTCGCTGTTCAAGCTGAGCCTCTACAATGGCGCGCTGCTGCGCGTTGGCGAGGCGCGGCTGACAACTCTGACGGACAACCTCGAAAGCCGGCATCTGCTCGATGACGTGTGGGACGGCGGGGCGGTTCTGACGTGCCTTGAGCAAGGCCAGTGGTTCTTTGCCCGGCGAACCTCGCAACTCGACTATGACGCCACGATCACGCCGAATTTCGGGTATCAGTGCGCCTTCGCCAAGCCGGGCGATTGGGTGCGGACGATGGCGGTCTGCCAGGACGATCGCTTCAATGTTCCTCTGACGCAGTATTCGGACGAAGCCGGGTATCTGTTCGCCGACATGCAAACGATCTGGTTTGCCTATGTTTCGTCCGATCCCGGCTATGGCGGCAATCTCGGGCTATGGCCGATGTCGTTCATCGAAGCGGTGCAGGGCTACATGGCCGGGCAGATTGTCCGCAAGCTGTGCGCGGGCGATGAGAGCAAGATCGGCCGGGTGATCAAGGCGGCGGAACGCGACATGGCAACCGCGCGGTCGCGAGCGGCGCAGGCCGAGGGGACGAAGTTTCCGCCGGTTGGCGCGTGGGTGCGGGCGCGGCGCGGCAATTTGGCGGGGTTTGATCGCGGAAATACCAATTCGCTCTACGGGTGATCGGCTATGGCCGAGGCAATCCCGGCGGTCCTGGCCTTCAACAGAGGATTGTTGTCACCGCTCGCGGCGGCCCGCACCGACCTCAAGCGGCAGGCCATGTCTGCCGCTGTGCAGACCAACTTCATGCCGCGGGTGCTCGGCTCGGCGATGCTGCGGCCGGGCCTGCAATACGTCGGCGGCCTGCGCAGCAACCTCCGGGCGGCCTATCTTCCATTCGTGTTCGCGACTACCGATGTAGCGCTGCTCGAAATGACGGCGCTGGTGATGCGGGTATGGCTGCCGTCGCCGTTCACGCTGCCGACGAGCGGGTATGAGCCGGATACGCTGCTGACGCGTGAGGAAGTGGCGACGGCGATCATCAACGGCGATTTCACCGGCTCGCTTTCTGGCTGGACGAATGCCGATGAAGCCGGGGCGATATCGTCGTATTTCACTGGCGATTTGATGAAACTGACCGGCACAGGATTCAATTCGGCGATTGAATACCAGCAAATCACCGTGGCGCCGGGCGATATCGGCGTGGAGCACGCGCTACGGATTTTCATTCCATTGACCGGCTCGCGGGTGCGGCTCGATGTCGGGGTTTCGGCTGGGGATGGCACCTATGCCCGCGCTTTGACGCTTGAGCAGGGCTACCATTCGATCGCCTTCACGCCAACCGGGAATTTTTTCATTCAGTTCTCGAACGCGCTGGCGATGCCAGCTTATGTAAAATCGGTCGAAGTCGAGGCGGCGGGCGTGGTCGAGATACCGACGCCGTGGGCGCAGGATGACCTGCC